CATAGAAAAGTTTATGAAAAATTAATTAAAGATAATCCGCATCTTAAAATAAAACAGAAAGAAATAATATCTGACAAAGCAAACTCATACTTTTATAATTTTTGGGATACAACTTTTACCAAAGATGGAACGTGGTGGGGTGAAGACGTGAACTTTTGTAATTTAATTAGAAAGTCAGGTTTTAAATTTTATGGAATCGTTGATGGACAGACTACACATCACGGATCATATGGCTGGACGGGGTCATTAAAAGATGGATTTAAGAGAGCCAATGGAAAAGATCAATAAAATTTATGGACCACCTGGCACAGGTAAAACATATAGATTAATTAAACGTGTTAAAGCTTATCAACGCAAAGGTGTACCATTACACAAGATAGGTTACTTTGCATTTACAAGAAAAGCTGCAGAAGAAGCACGTAAAAGAATCAACGTATCTGAAAAAGAAGTTCCATACTTTCAAACCATACATGCTTTTTGTTATCACTTATTAGGGTTGAAAGAAGAAGACATTATGCAGCCATATCACTACGAAGACCTTGGTAAAAAATTAAATATACGTGTTTCTTTTACAGATAAATACAATGAAGAAGAAACACATTTTTTGACTTGTAACAATCCATATTTTCAAATGATACAAAGAGCTATAAATAAAGACATAGATATTAGAAATGAATATGATCTTAATTCACATGATAAAAAAGAAATAGATTACGATACTTTAAATCACATTTATAGAAATTTATTATTATACAAAGCTAAAAATAATATTGTTGATTTTAACGATATAATAACAGAGGTAGTAAAATCGAATAAAATACCAAAATTTAAAGCTATATTTATTGATGAGGCACAGGATCTTTCCCCTTTACAATGGAAGCTTTACGATAAATTAAAAGAACATTGTGATCAAATTTATTTAGCTGGAGATGATGATCAAGCTATTTATGCATGGGCCGGAGCTGATGTAAACAGATTTATTAAAGAACCAGGTAAAGAAAAAGTATTAAGGAGATCAAGACGTATTTCTAAAGCTGTGCAAGAAGAATCTGCTATACCAGTGAGCCGTATATCAGGCATCAGGAAACATAAAGATTATTTAGCTAGAGATTATAAAGGTGAGTGTCAACATATTTTAGATTTAAATCAAGTTAATCTTAGACAGGGTAGGTGGCTTATTCTTACAAGAACAAAAAGTAATTTACTAGATATTATGAAAGATTTAAAAAATAAAAATTTTTATTATCAAAGTAACAAAGGTAAAAGTTTTAAAGTAGGAATGTATGAAGCGGCTGCTGCGTACACTAAATGGAAATTAGGTGAAGTATTAGATGAAAAAGAAATAAATGCAGTTAGAGAATATATACCAAGTGGTAATTGGAATGATAAAAAAGAATGGTATGATGTATTTTCAGCAGATCAAAAAGAAATTTTATATTTAAGAAACTTAATTGCATCTAAAGAAAATTTAAAAGAGAAAGCAAGAATATGGTTGTCAACTATACACGCAATAAAAGGTGGTGAAGAAGATAATGTCATACTATCTTTACATCAAGGTCGTAAGGTACAAGAGGGAATCCGATTAAGTGTTGACAAACAAGATGAAGAGCATAGAGTGTGGTATGTTGGAATCACTCGAGCTCGAAATAATCTATACAAACTAAAAGCAAAAAAGAAATTAAAGGAGTATCAGCTATGACGCATAAAGGCATATTTGATGAAACGTTTCCACAATATACTCAAGTGGGTGGAAACCACTACACTAAATTTAACATACAACCATATGAATTTATTTCTAAAAATGATCTCTCATTTTTCCAAGGGAACGTTATAAAATACGTTTGCAGGTATCAGCGTAAAGGAGGCATAGAGGATATTAAAAAAATAATACACTATTGTCAGTTAGAAATGAAAAAAATGCAGGATATGAAAAAGAAATGATTTTACCACAAACAGAGTGGGTGCAGCCTACAGAATATCCTGATCTTAGATCGTACGATGAGATAGCTATAGACTTAGAAACAAAAGATCCAGATCTAAAAACAAAAGGATCTGGTGCTGTTATAGGTAATGGTGATGTTGTGGGTATATCTGTAGCAACGTATGCAGATAAATGGTATTTTCCAATCGCTCACAAAGAGGGTCCTAACATGGACAGATACAAAACTCTTGAGTGGTTTAAAGATATTCTTGAATGCCCTGCCACAAAAATATTTCATAATGCAATGTATGATATTTGTTGGATTCGTAGTTTAGGATTAAAGATAAATGGTTTAGTTGTAGATACTATGATCGCATGTTCTTTGTTAGATGAAAACAGATTTTCTTATACTTTAAATACTTTGTCCTGGCATTTTTTAAATGAAGGTAAAAATGAAAGAGCTTTACTTGAAGCTGCTAAGGCCAGAGGACTAGATGCTAAAAAAGATATGTGGCAATTACCTGCACAAGAGGTAGGAGCCTATGCAGAAAAAGATGCAGAGTTAACTTTTAAACTCTGGCAACATGTAAAAAAATTATTAATTGAAAATGATTTAGAAGAAGTTTTTAATCTTGAAACGGATCTCTTTCCTTGTCTTGTGGATATGCGTTTTTTAGGCGTTCGCGTAGATACTCAAAGAGCTTACGACTTACGTAAGGAATTGATAGGACAAGAGCAGCTATTATTGAAAGAAGTTCAAAAAGAAACACAAGAAGAAGTTCAAATATGGGCAGCAAGATCGATCGAAAAAGTTTTTCAAAAACTAAAGTTATCTTACGAACGAACTGCAAAATCTGATGAGCCTTCATTTACTAAAAATTTCCTTTCTAATCACCCACATCCTATCATACAAAAGATAGCAGAAGCAAGAAAGATTAACAAAGTAAACACAACATTTATTGATACAATATTAAAACATGAACACAAAGGTAGAATACATGCAGAGATAAATCAAATTAGATCTGATGATGGTGGAACAATCACGGGAAGATTTTCTTATTCTAATCCAAACTTACAACAGATACCTGCGCGTGATAAAGTTTTAGGTCCGATGATTAGAAGTTTATTTATACCTGAACAAGGTTGTAGATGGGGTTGTTTTGATTACTCGCAACAGGAACCAAGACTTGTTGCACACTATGCTTTACGGTATAGTTTACCATCTGTAAATACAATTGCAGATTCATATGACACTGACCCTTCGACCGACTTTCACAAAATCGTTGCAGATATGGCAGAAATACCAAGGTCACAAGCAAAGGTGATCAATTTGGGTCTTTTCTATGGTATGGGTAAAGCAAAACTACAAGCAGAATTAGGGGTTACAAAATATAAAGCAGAAGAATTATTTAATAAATACCACTCTAAAGTTCCTTTCGTAAAACAATTAATGAATGAAGTTATGAAAGCTGCTTCTAAAAAAGGTCAAATAAAAACTTTATTAGGTAGACGTTGCCGTTTTCCTAAATACGAACCCATACTTAGAGGCTCTGACTGGGGTAAATACATACCACCAGAAGATGAAGAACGTATGCAAGATTTACAAAAAATGGGGCCATACTTAAAAGACGATGAAGATGAAATATTAAAAGATAAAGATGGAAATCCTAAAAAAAATTACTGGCATAATAACCCGACTCGTAGAGCTTTTACATACAAAGCATTAAATAAATTAATACAAGGATCAGCCGCTGACATGACTAAAAAAGCTATGTTAGAATTATACAAAGAAGGTATTACACCTCACATACAGGTTCACGATGAGTTAGACATATCTGTAACTAATGATTTAGAAGCAGCTAAAATAAAAGATGTGATGGAAAACGCAGTTGACTTGAAGATACCAAATAAAGTAGACTATGAATCTGGTCCTAATTGGGGATCAATAAAATGAGGATTAATTATGGCTTACCTAAATGCAAACATTCCACCGGTCTATGCACAAATAAAAAGGGAGTATCTATATGATTTACAAAAGCATCATGGAGAGGTTGAAGACTGCATTATCTTTGGTCTATCAGCTATTACTGGAAGGAGCATACTATGGCATGCTATTATGGAAAACGGTGCAATATTTTATCGCTTACCAATTAGCGCGTTTATTCAAAAGGGATTT